GCCCCAGCACATACCCGCCCATTGCCTTGGCAGCGTTACCCGCGCCACCAAACATGTCTTTGAGCTGGCCACCCTGTTGCAATAACACGGTCAACGGGGCCTGGCCACCTTGCAGGCTGGTAAAAATGTCGGTGAATTGAGCAGGTACGCCACGAAGCGCGGCGCTGTAGGCCTTGGTGGACATGGCCATGCGGTCGGTGGTGTCGGCGGCTTTGGCTGCACCTTGGTGGTACTGGGCAAACGATGCACCCGCCTTGCTCCCGGCCGACACAGCCGAGGTGCCGACGCCTTCGAGTTTGGTGGCCACACCATCAAGCGTGCCGCCAACCACTTGACCGCCTTCAATGGCCAACCTCAGCTTGACTTCGTTTGCCACCCGTTAACCCTCAGTATTTTGTTGTCGTTGCTTGGCCCATTCATCCAGCGCCGCCAGCTCCATCGCTTGGATACACATAAATTTATGTGTGAAGGTGCGAGGCTTCACGAGCTCTACGTCGCGCAAGTAGGCCGTAACAGCCGCGTAATCCAGCCCGGTGCGCCCATTGAACCCAACCCGCCACTGCGTTTGGATCCGGTTCCAAACCTGCCAGGTGTCCCAGTTCTCAGGCCAGATGTGGTAGACCGCTGGCTCGGTTTCTGTCTGCTCTTCATCGCGCTGTTCAACCAGGCCCCAGGCAGCAAGCGCTGCATCCACTTCTTGCTCGACAGCAGCCTCATCTTCATCTGATGCGTCAGAGAGCTGCCCAGTGGCCTGCAGGCGTGCTGCCTGCGCTAGTTTTTTTCCTTGCCAGCGCAGTCGCGTTGGTAGGCCATCCAGATGAGAGGCAGCACGCCTGGCTGGGCCAGCATGACCCCAAACGCCTCAGGTGAGAAGGCTGCAGGCTCATTGTTTTCCATCAGCACCAGGCGCTGATCAGCCCAGTCTGTGACGTTGGCCAGCAAAAAGTCTTTCACCGTCAGATCCGGCGTTTTGTCGATTTCTTCCTGTGTTTTGCGGTTGGCGGTGAGGGTGAACTTGAACACCTTGTCCACCGCCCCGTCCCGAATCGCCAGCTTGACGGTGACCTGCACAACATTGCCAACAGCAACTTTAAAAACTTGGCTCATGAGGTTTCTCTCTCAAAAATGGGGTGGGTTACAGGGAAATAATGCGCAACTCGTCATTGCCGTTGACCGGATCAAGTTCGGCGTCAAGCCCCACCATGCGCTGGCCTTTGACTTCTTCCTTCTTGTGGGCAATCAGCCGCATGGCAGGCGCGTGCAGCATCAGCTTGTTGCCGCTGTTGGTCCCCAGCACAAAGCCCAGGCCCTGGGTGGTACCCGCCTTGATGGCAGCAATAGCGGCCGCTTCCTGGGTGGCAGTCATGGCCGCAGAGAAGCTGACCTTGATCTTGCGGTCGCTCATGCCCACTTCCTCAGTGGTCAGCAGTGGGTTGAACTCAACCACGTTGCCCCAGTCAAGCGTGAGGCCGCTGGTGTTGTAAGCAGAGCCACCTGTCAGGGCACCCGCTGCATAGGTGCAGCCCAGCTGAATGTCAGTGACATTGGCCTTGACGATGGCCACCGGGTCTTTCCAGGCGGTGAGCGTAGACACAGCATTGCCGACCACGACCGGTGGCAGCTCAAGCCCGATGAAATCGAAGGTGAGCTTGGCCACTTCACCCGCTTTTGCCGACAGCTTGGGTGCACCAATGGCGCCCACCATCTTGTGGCACAGGCCATCGTCATGCCAGTAGATGGTCATGGTCTTGAGGTTGTCGCTGGCGGGCAAGTACTCAACCCGGGCCGGGGTGGTGAGGCCAGTGGCCTCAGAGTGGGCGCTGCCCACCAGCAATGGACCCCACGCCGGGGCAGTAGCCGCAACACCAGCCCCAGCAAATGCCACAGAAAAAGTGCACTTTGAGAAATAGGACCCAGGTATCGACATGCTGGCACCGAACCAGGCCGACAGGAACGGCAGGTTGATGGATGACATTTCCAGCGGACTGATGGTCATGTCAAACGCCTTGATGGCATTGGCCGCACCGGTAGGCACCGCGTCGACGCCGGGGGTTGTCTCGACCTTGGCCAGGATGGCGGTCTTTTTGATGTAGCGTGCCATGGCTCAGACTCCTTCAGTGGTGGTGTCGGCAGGGTCAGCAGCGGGGATGGGCTGACCTGCCTCGTCGACCTCGACCCAATGCGGGGCGGTGTCGCTCCATTTGTACCGGCCAGCCCCGGGAACGGGGGTGTTCTCGGGGCTGGGCTTGGGCTCAACGGCTTGGGCTTGGGGGGTGTTTTTTGTGGCCATGTCAGGCGCTCCGGTAGTAAGTTTTGATGCGAAATTCATCCATCCACCACAGACGGCTTTCTTTGTCCAGGTTCTGCAGGCGGCCACCCGCAAACGTCATGGGCTCACCCGTGGTGGCATCGGGCACCCATCCAACCAGCGTGTCGCGAACAGCTTTGCGCAAGTCTTCCAGGTCATCCAAAGCGGCCTCACCTTGAGCATCACGCTTGTTTGCCAAACAGAGGACAACGCCAATGGTCTTGACGATCTGCTGGTCGGTGCCGTCGATGGGTTCGGCATCGGGCCCAGCGTCATCGCCCAGGTTCAGCAAAAAGGCGCCTGGCATCACCACCACGCCTTTTTGCGCAGCCTCCAGGTCAACGGCACCACCAATGGTGCGCAGGCCAATGCTGGCTGCCTTCAATCGGGCTTTGACCAGGCTCAGCTTCATCAGGCAAAACCCCGCATGGTGTCGTCGGTGACCTGGCGGGGGCTGAAGCTGTGGTAAGCCAGAGCATCGGCCGCTGTTGGCGCTTCGGTCTGGCCGACAAGCTGCACGTCGCCCGCAGAAAACTTCTTGAGCAAGCTCACAGCGTCTTCGTAGCGCTGGCGCACCGTATCGGGCACACCGTCGTCAAACAGCCGGTACCGGGTGATGTCACACGCCAGTCGGTTGATCACCGGCGGCGTGGTGGGAAGTGGCACTGTGTAGCGGCGCGCCAGGTAGCTGTTGATCTCGGCATCGGCATCGGCCAGCGCACGGTCCAGCACCACCTGGTCAATGGTCAAGCCATCCACCCGGTTGGTGCGCTGAGCCACTTCGGCCTCGCCGAAGCGCTCCACCATGTCTGACTGCGATGCGTAGCTCATGTGCTGGCCTCAGGCGGCTTATCAGGCGTGCACGTGTTTGACGCGCTCAGCCTCAACGAGCTGGCCTGCCGCCGAGGCAGCGCCCAGGGCGCGGGCGCAATGGTCCGTGAGCGTGCCCACAGCAGCGCGGCCAGAGCCGTCTGCCGCAGGTTTAAGGTAATCACCAAAGGCAATGGCTGCACCGGCTTCGACCGGGTAGCTGTAGTCGGTAACCACGCTGATAGCGTCGCCGATCTCACCGCCCGTTTCTGACACGCCCTGCGCATCTTTGACGCCACCGGCTGAGGTGGCATAGGTGCCGTCGTAGGCCATGAAGCGGTTGGGCAAAGCGACAGCTGTCAGCACCATCGTGACGGCATTGCGCTTTTGGTACTGAACGCCTGAGTTGTTTTGTGAAGCCATGAATCAATCTCCTGTGAGGTGGGTTAAGAAGGCTAGTCAGCAGCAGAGGCTGCGGCCGCAGCGGCAGCAGCCTGGCGCTCTTGTTCGCGTTTCTTTTCTGCCTTGAACGCGCCGCCCGCTTGAGTGGCGGCTTTGGTTTCGGCTTTTTCGGCGGCGGCCTCTTCGTCAGAGTCCTTCAGCGAGCCGCTGAGCTTGAGTTCGTCCACCTCGATTTGAGGCAGGCCGACCACTTCTTCACCGGGCTCGATGACGACACGCTCACCTTCAACGAACGTGTGAATGGCCACCAGTGCAATCAGTTTTGGCATGTTGTTTCCTTGTGATCCTGTAGCAAGTGCCCCAGGGCCAATGCCCTGGGGGTCAGCTTCGCGGGTGGGTTATTTCGGGTTTTGGAACAAGAAACCGGCAGTGTTGTAGGCCACGTTGGCGCGGCGCTCGTAGGTGGCACCGTAGATCCAGCTCTTGTCCTGGTAGTACGGTGTTTCAGCAAACGGGTGGCCTTCGATCACGTTGGTGAAGCCAAAGGCGGGCTCAGCCAGGCTGATTTCGCTGCCGTTGCCGCCAATCTTGGGCACATAGGCCAGGATCGCGTTGTTGCCCCACACGTCCTGGCCGACACCTGCGTTGTCTTGCCAGACCGCATCACCGCAGATGACTTCGTCCACTTCGAAGATCTTGGCCATTTGCTCCAGCGTGGGCACACCCATCTGGGTGCTGGGCAGGTAGCTCTTGACTTCCGGGTTGGTTTCCGCAGCCAACTTGGCATCGGGCGACAGGGTCAAACGGTTGGGCTTTTTGCCGATCTTCTTGCGAATCACGTTGGCTGCCGCGCGGACATCTGTCACCGGCGTGCCAGTGCTGGCGCTCCACTTGGTACCAGACGCCAAGGCCGTTACGTGACCAGACGCATAGGTGCCTGCTGTGGTTGCCAGCGTGGCCACCTCCAGCTCGTAGTCCAGGCCCAGCACATCATTGGCGGTGGCCATGGCAATCTTGGACACTTCCAGGTAAGCACCCACATTGAGACGGCGGGTTTCGTCAGCTTCGCGGATGACTTCACGCGGAATCGGCACTTCAACAGAGTACTGGTCCACGGTGTAGGTCTTGCCTTCGAACTTGATGTCCACACGCTTGGTAGGCCCACCAGGAG